ATGCAGACAATACAGAAATCACAAATTCAAATGTTGAAATACAGAGTATTCAAATTTTATTAGATAATGATGCAAAATATTTTTATAAAAAGTTTTTAGAGGTTACAGCAGAATATAACGACGATTATAGCACTGAAACGGCAATGGAAACTACATTGAAACTAATTGATCATCATTTCAAGAAAAAGTATCCTTATCATAGAAGAGTTTTGCGCAATTCGTTTATTCATTACATGAATTCGAATACGTTTATAGACTATCCAGAATTAATTGGAAATGTGTTTACTAATTATTTTTCAAGTCCAACTTGTGATATACCGCAGGATGAAAAAGATAAGTTCATTTTAGAGATCCATCAATTACCTGACAAAAGAAAATTTTCAAAGCAGTTTACATGTGTCCCTTCAAAAATTAAAGCAAAAATTATTAAGGATACTTATCAAGTTGGTATGAATATAAGCCTTGAAATTGATAATGTTGATACAGCAATTGTCGATGAAGTTGTTCGAAAAGGAATTGAACGAGGAACCAGAAAGTCATACCTAAAAGTTTATACGGAAGATCAGAGTATTTTAAATTCATTTAAAGATGAAAATAAATTATAATTTTAGTAAAGGAGAAATAATATGCTTTTGCCTAATGAAATTTCAAAGCAATTTGATGTTTCTCCGACTTCAATTACATCTTTTGAGAATTTAAGTCAATATAAAGTTTCATTTATTACTAAACAATTAGTTACTGGTAAAATATTTGATTTGTTTGATGGAGTTCCAGAACGAGATAATTTAAAAATTTTCGTTAAATATATTGATGAAAAAGTATTGACAATTTCCAAAAAATCTCAAGAAGAGTTACACAAATTCGATTCCTTTATGCAACCTATTAAAAACTACTTTGATAAAGATTCCGATGATTTTGAAATTAGTATCGAAATTAAAAAAACAATCCAAGACGGAATTTTATCGATCTATAATTTCCATGATTTTTCGGAAAAAGTATTTAAACAATCTGCTTCGGACTTTTTATATATGTTTAGCACATTGAAAAATCATTCAAATGAATTTATAATTTTTCAATGCTTAAATGATAGTATTTTCTTAAAAACGGGATATATGAGAATTTATTATAAATATAGCACAAAAGCCGAGTGCACATATAGCAATACCTTACGTGATGCAATCATAGAAAAGCGAAAGGTAATATGTAATATTACTTCAGATGATATTGAATTTATCCCGAATGATTTCAAAATTTATGAAGGAAATGTACCTAATGAAATACAATTATATTTAAATAAATTGTGTTTCACCTTATCTCTTATGTATTTGGCCGATCAAAGCAAATTACAAGGTAATGTACTTTCTTTTACGTTTAATGGGTATCGGCTAGTAAACAGATCAGTAGATCTAAGAAATGATGCAGTTACTTATTCAGACATTTTTTTTAATATATATGATTGGCTATATCAGAATGGTAATATATTTGATAAAGCTCAAATTGTTAGAAATGTTATAAGTTTGCACTGTAAATATTCTGATATTTTAGCAATTGATGAAGCAGTATTCCATTCGATTAAAAGTAATTATAATCTTTATTTGAAAGAAAATGTTAAGGATTATTTAAGTCTGAAAAAAGATATTGTCAATTCGTTGCAGGCCTATTGTGATAAAATCAGTGAAAGCATAAACTCATTTGCTGGAAGTTTTAAAACGAACTTTATAGCAATTTTAGGCTATATTGCTACAATATTATTTTCTAAAGGAGTTACAAAGGATACATCAAAAATTTTCACCCCAGACATTGCTATTTTAACGTCTTTTGTTTTACTGGGATCTGCGGTGGTATTTTTTTTGTGTAGACTGCATATGCATTTTCAGAAAAATTACTATGATACAACCATATCAGCTTTAAAAAAATCTTACCAAGATATTCTTGAGAAGAATGAAATTAATGATCTAATAGATAGCAATTCATTGTTGGAAGTGGCTAATGCAAATTATCGGAGCAGCACGAGAATAGTTTCAATTACTTGGATTATATTTATCATAGGCGCTTTTATGGCTCTGGATTATTTGAGTGGAAATGTAAAATTGCTCTTTCTAATTAACTGTTTTTAATACCGCTTTTTGGACGCCCATTGTGGCATCCTTTTCTTATCCACAGTTTCAACTAACTTTTCAACATGTAGCGTCATTTAACTTAAATTTAACTATATCATGTGGGCGACCTTCGGGCCGTCCTTTTTCATGCCGATTTTCGGGAGGTGACCAGCAGTGTGCAGTCCAAAATGTGTCTGGAATGATTACAGGCGTACCGGGGCGTGGGCGTGTATGCTGCCGAGATGCCCATATGAACGTTTGAAACGAGGTGGTGGACCATGTGGCAAACGAGAAAAATCTTATGTCGGCGAAAGAGCTAAACAGTCGCTTGACTCCTGAGGAACGCGCGAGGAACGCCCGAGAAGCTGGCAAAGCCTCAGGTGAGGCCCGTCGGGCAAAAAAGACGCTTCGGGAATATTCAGACTTTTTACTTTCTCTTCCAGTTTCTGATCGCCGAAAATGGAATAAACTGTCCCGTGCGGGTGTACCGCCCGAGGGCTGCGACAATAAAATGCTTGTTGCCTTTGCTTTGATGCAGCAAGCACAGGCCGGTGACGTACAAGCGGTTAAAGAACTTCGAAGCATTATCGGAGAAGATACCAACGCCGCACTCATAAGCGCAGAAGGCGAGGACGATCCGATCACGAAGTCGCTTAAGGAGGATTTTAGTAAATGAGTTTTTCCACAAAGCAAAAAGAAATCCTCCGTTTTCCGTATTCCGGTAAATCCGCGTTGATCTGCGATGGCGCGATCCGCTCCGGCAAGACGTCCGTCATGTCGCTGTCGTTTATCCTGTGGGCGATGGGTAACTTCTCCGGGCAGAATTTCGGCATTTGCGGCAAGACAGTCATTTCCGCCGAGCGCAATGTCATAAAGCCGCTGATGGGGATTAAATATCTGCGCGAACAGTTTACTCTGCACTTTGCAAATCACGTCCTGACGGTGTCCAGAGGTCATAAAACAAATACGTTTTATGTCTTTGGCGGTAAAGACGAAGCATCCTATATGCTGATTCAGGGCATTACGCTGGCGGGCGTCCTGCTGGATGAAGTTGCACTGATGCCGGAATCGTTCGTGAATCAAGCACTGGCCCGCTGCTC